ATAATGATGAAGTTTGGAATGATGTTAAAAGCGGAATATATCAAGGATATAGTATAGAAGGATATTTCAGTGAAAAAGCAGAATTAAATTTACAAGAAAATAAAGAGCAAGAATTAATTGAAAAGATAAAACAAATATTAATAAATAATTAAAATGGGAAAGAATAAATACACAAGTCCAAAAGATGGCAAACGTGGTTGTTTATGTGATGATAGCACATATTCAAATGAATGTTGCAAAGGTGAATTAATAAATCAAGGTATTGGTTCAACAGTTTCACAAGGTAGTTCAACAGTAACAATTGTTGATGGTGTTAGAACAACAGTTAGGAGTAACGGATAGCAAATTTATAACAAATAAAAATAATAATAATTTTAATAAAAAAAAGTATGACACCAGAAGTAAAAAAGATTGGGAACAAATTATTTGACAAAGTAGAATTAGGAATTCATAAAGTTGAGTTGACTATTTCAGATGATATTCAAAAAGGTTTAGCAGCATACAAAAATCTTGATGACGCTACTAAATCAGCAAAAGGTAAAGCAAGAACTGCTTTAGATGCTTATTTGTCTACTGTAGGCGCTGCATATCAAAATGCAAAAAATACTGTTGATATGATAACAACTTTAGAAGCTAAAGCAAAAGAATTAGGACTTGGAGATACTCCATTTACTACTTATAAAAAAGAAATGATTGGCAAAGTTAATGGTTATAAATCGTTATTTAGTTTTGTTGATGGAGTTGCTCAATCTGTTAGTAAATAATTTTAAAAAAAAAGTATGAACGTAATTAATGAAATCAAAACGCTTTTGGGAATGGAAGTAAAACTTGCTCAAATGAAATTAGAAGATGGTGTTACTGTTATTGAAGCAGAAACATTTGAACCTGAAATGGCAGTCTTTATTGTAAATGAAGATGAAAGAGTACCAATGCCTGTTGGTGAATATATGCTTGAAGATGGCAATGTATTGAAAGTAGAAGTTGAAGGCATTATCGCAATGATTGAAATGCCAACAGAAGAAGCACCTGAAGAAGAAGAAGTTGCAACTGAAGAAGAAGCTACACAAGAAATGACTGCTGAAAAAGCAAGTCCTAAAAGAGTAGTTGAAAGTGTAACTAAAGAAATGTTTTTTGCTGAAATTGAAAAACTAAGAACAGAAATTGCTGAACTAAAGTTATCAAAAACAGAAACTGTTGAAGCGGTAGAATTATCAAATGATAATATCGAAGTTTTAACACACAATCCTGATGCAAAATCAGATGTAAAAATGAATTTGTTTTCTAAAAAAAGAAACGCTACAACATTCGATGTAGTTTTAAGTAAATTAAATAAATAATAATAATAAAAATTAAATAAAAAATGGCTACAACAACAAGTATTACAACAACTTATGCTGGAGAATTTGCAGGAAAATATATTTCTGCAGCATTATTAAGTGCTTCAACTATCGAAAACGGTGGTATTGAAGTAAAACCAAATGTAAAATACAAAGAGGTTATCAAGAAAATTGCTACTGATGCAATCGTAAAAGATGGAACTTGTGATTTTACTGCAACTTCTACTGTAACACTTACAGAGAAAATTTTACAACCTGAAGAATTCCAAGTAAATCTTCAATTATGTAAAAAAGATTTCCGTTCAGATTGGGAAGCAGTTCAAATGGGATATTCTGCATTTGACAATTTGCCTCCATCATTTGCTGATTTCTTACTGGCGCACGTAGCTGCTAAAGTTGCTGAAAAAACAGAAACAAATATTTGGAAAGGTGTAAATGCTAATGCCGGTGAATTTAACGGATTTGCTACATTGTTATCTTTGGATGCTGCTTTACCTACTGCAAATGAAGTTGCAGGAACTACTGTAACTGCTGCGAATGTAGTTGCTGAATTAGGTAAAATTGTAGATGCAATTCCTGCTACACTTTACGGAAAAGAAGATTTGTATTTATATGTTTCTCAAAACATTGCTAGAGCTTATGTAAGAGCTTTAGGTGGATTTGGTGCATCAGGTTTAGGTGCTAATGGTACAAACGCAATGGGTACGCAATGGTTCAACAACGGTTCATTATCTTTTGATGGTGTTAAAATCTTTGTTGCAAACGGATTAGCTGCTAACACTGCAATTGCTGCTGAAAAATCAAACTTATATTTTGGTACAGGTTTATTGGCTGATAATCAAGAAGTGAAAGTTATTGATATGGCTGATTTGGATGGTTCACAAAATGTTAGAGTAGTAATGAGATTTACTGCTGGTGTACAATATGGAATAGTTGAAGATATCGTAACATACGGAATTGTAAACGCTGCCAACTAATAAATAATTATTAATCAAATTAAAGGGGAGGTAAAATGCCTTCCCTTTTTTTTAACTTTAAAAATATATAGATATGGCTTGTGATATAAGTTTAGGAAGATTAGAACCTTGCAAAGATAGCAATGGTGGATTAAAATCAGTTTATTTTGTTAATTATGGAGATGCTACAGGATATACTTATGACGTTACAAATACAGATGTAATTGATGCAGTAGCAGGAACACCAACTGCTTACAAATATGATTTGAAAGGAACGTCAGCATTAACGCAAACAATTACTTCTTCTAGAGAAAATGGCACAACGTTTTTTCAACAAGAATTAGCTTTGACATTAAAAAAATTGTCTATTATAGACCACAAACAAATTAAATTATTATCTTACGGTCGTCCACAAGTAATTGTTGAGGATAATAATGGTAACTTCTTTTATTGTGGTTTAGAACACGGAATGGATGTGACAGGTGGTACAATTGTAACAGGTGCTGCAATGGGTGATTTAAGTGGTTATACTTTGACATTAACAGGAATGGAACCAGTACCAGCAAACTTTATAGGTGATACTTTAACGGCTGCAGGATTTACAGTAGTAGCTGGAGTATAATAATTGTTTTTTTTGTTTTTTAATTAAGGGATGCTTTAAGTGTCCCTTTTTTATTTAAAACAATTTCAATATACTTTTATTTTTAAATAAAAAGAAATAACAAGATAATGATAATTTTAAAAGAGCAAATAGAAGCACAATCTTTAAAATTTATTCCAAGAGAATATTCAGCAACGTCTATTGTTTTGGTTAATGAAATGACAAATGAAAGTACTACTATAAGTTCTGATTTTTATATTGATGGTTATTACTTATACACTACTGCAACTTTTGATTTAAAAGAAGGTAATTTTTATACATTATCAATTTTAAATAATACAGACATAGTTTATAAAGACAAAATATTTTGCACAAATCAAGTGATTGCTGATTACACAATCAATAAGAATGAATATGTAGCAAATCAAACAACTAATGATTTTATAGTTTATGAATAATTCAAACATATCTATTGTAAATTTAAGTGCTTATACAAGTCCTAAGATACAAGAAAATAAAAAAGCAGGTTACATTGAATATGGAGATGATAATAATTACTTTCAATTTTTAATTGATAGATTTTTATATTCAACTACAAATGGTGCTATTATTACAGGTATATCAAATATGATGTACGGTAAAGGATTAGATGCTTTAGATGCTTCTAGAAAGCCTAATGAGTATGCACAAATGAAAACCTTATTCAAACCTGAAATGTTGCGTAAAGTATGCTTAGAACGCAAACTGATGGGTATGGCTTCAATGCAAGTCGTTAAACAAAAGAATAAAGTTGTTAAAGTTGAGCATTTTCCAATACATACACTACGTGCTGAAAAATGTAATGATAAAGGTGAAATTGAAGCGTATTTATATTGTCCTGATTGGGCAAATAAGAAACCTGCTGATGTATTAAAAAGAATACCTGCTTGGGGATTTGGAAACGGTAATGAGATTGAGATAATGGTTATCAAACCTTATTTACCTATATTTCATTATTACACACCTGTAGATTATAATGGTGCTTTGGATTATGCTTTGTTGGAGCAAGAAATATCTGAATATCAAATCAATGACGTCAAATGTGGCTTCAGCGGAACAAAAGTTATCAATTTCAACAATGGAATACCGACAGAGGAGATGCGTGACCAAATTAAAGCGGATGTTAAAAATAAGCTAACAGGTTCACGTGGTGATAAAGTAATTGTAGCTTTTAATGCTAATGCAGAAAGTAAAACAACTGTTGAGGACATACCTTTAAATGATGCTCCTGCACATTATGAATATTTGAGTAATGAATGTTTTAATAAACTAATAGTTGGACATAGAGTTACATCTCCAATGTTACTTGGAATTAGAAATGGTGATGGAGGATTAGGTAACAATGCAGACGAAATAAAGACTGCTACGCTATTATTTGACAATATAGTTATAAAACCTTATCAATTAGAAATTATTGAAGCATTAGACGAAATATTGTTCTTTAATGATATTAGTTTAAAATTATACTTTAAAACAATTCAACCTTTAGAATTTACTGAATTAGATAATACACAAAATACAGACCAAGTAAAAGAAGAAACAGGTTTGAGTTCACATACTTGTTTAAGTTCTGCAGATGCTTTAATTGAAAAAGGTGAAGTTCTTGGTGAAGAATGGAATTTAGTAGATGAATTTGAAGTAGACTATGATTTAGAAGAAGAATTAGATTTAGAACTTGCTGAAATAAATAAAAAGAATAATCAAAAAAGTTTAATGTCTAAGATTTGGCAATTTGTTTCAACAGGTACCGCAAGACCAACGGCAAAAAGTCCTGAACAAGACAAACAAATTGATGGTGTTCAATTCATTACTAGATACGTTTATAGTGGTAATGCTACAGGACAAAGAGAATTTTGCAATAAAATGGTAAATGCAAATAAAGTATACAGAAAAGAAGACATTATAGCAATGGAAAGTCAAGCGGTTAATGCTGGATTTGGTGTTAAAGGTGCTGCAAATTATTCTATTTGGTTATATAAAGGCGGTGCGAGATGCGAACATAAATGGCTTCGTAGAACTTATGCAAATTTTGAAGGTGTAAAAATAGACTCTACAAGTCCTAAAGCTAAAAACATAAGTGCTGCAACTGCTGAAAAGTACGGTTATAGAATAAGAAACGAAAAAGAGGTTGCTATGAAACCTTCAGATATGCCTACAAAAGGGTACACACAAGAATATTGGGATAAAATGGGATTTACAAACTAAGATATGGCAGCACAAGCATTATTTGTTACGAGAGATGATATAGTTAAATTCACTGCATTAAATGGCAACATTGATACAGATAAATTTGTACAATTTTTAAAGATTGCACAAGATACGCATATACAAACTTATTTAGGAACTCAATTGTTCAACAAACTAAATGATGATATTGTAGATGATACACTTGCAGAGCCATATACAAGCCTTTTAAGCAAATATATTAAGCCAATGGTAATACATTGGACAATGGTTGAAGCGTTGCCGTTTTTAGCTATTACAATAGCAGGAAAAGGTATCTACAAACATACATCTGAAAACGCTACGAATGTTGAAAAGAATGAAATTGATTTCTTAATAGAAAAAGAAAGAGATATTGCTCAACATTATACAAATAGATTTATTGATTATATGTGTTTTAACCAAGTTTCTTTTCCTGAATATAATGCTAATTCAAATGCAGATATGTATCCTGACAAAGATGCTTACTTTACAGGATGGGTGCTATGATAAAAAAGTATAAACCAAAAGAAGCAAACGTTAAGAAGTTACAAATATTTTTAAAAAAAATAGAAAAGAAAGATGGCATTAAATTTTCAAAATATTAAAGGAGATACATTTGAAGAAGTATCTTTTGAATTGTTATTAAATGACGCACCATATAGTTTAGTTGGTGCAATTATTAAAATGCAATTAAGAAAAGAATACGGTGGTATTCCTAGTTTATCTTTAACATCGGTTGCAAGTGCTGGTATAACTATCACAAACGCTGCTAATGGCTTATTTAAGATTAACGAACAAGTAATAGATATATGTGCTTTTAATTACTTATATGACATCGAAATTGAATTTGGTGATGGTACTGTTAAGACTTATGTAAGTGGGAATTTTTTAATCAAAAATGATGTAACAAGATAATGGCAGATATTATAGACATAAATGTTTTAGAAACAGTTGAAGATGTGACTATCAATGTAGTTGATAATGTTATACAAGTCAATATTAATAAAGTTACAAATGTTGCTGGAGTTCCTTATGTAGGAGCAACAAGCGATGTAAATTTAGGGGAATTTGGTTTACTTGCAGGAAACATAGAATTTGATAATACACCAACTAATATACCTACTACTGCAGGTTCAATGTATTGGAATGATACGGATGGAACTACCGATTTAATTTTAAAAGGCGGTAACGTTACATTGCAGGTAGGACAAGAACAAATTATACGAGTAGTAAATAAGACCGCTACGAACGTAAACTTACTACAATCAAACTATCAAGCGGTAAGAGTAACAGGCGCACAAGGTCAAAGATTAAAAGTAGATTTAGCATTAGCAACTAGTGATTTATTAAGTGCTGAAACTATTGGATTAGTCACTGAAACAATAAACAACAATTTAGAAGGATTTATTACAACAAGCGGATTAGTTCGTGGAATTAACACAACAGGAAGTTTACAATCTGAAACTTGGATTGATGGCGATGTACTTTATTTAAGCCCAACAGTAGCTGGTAATATTACAAAAATTAAACCTGTTGCACCAAATCATTTGGTAATTATTGGGTATGTAATTCACGCACATATCAATCAGGGTTCTATATTTGTCAAAGTAGATAATGGATATGAATTAGACGAGTTGCACAATGTTAAAATAACAACACCTTTAAACGACCAATCTTTAGTTTATAATTCTACACTACAAGTTTGGGAAAACAAAACCGTTAGTAGTATTCCAACACTTCAACAAGTTTTAGATAATAACCACGAATTAGCAGATGGAAACAATTTTCAAGGAACTTTAGCAGGTGATGCAAACACGGGTTCTGATGTTAATGCGTTTGGTTCAGATGCAGGAAATTTAAATACAGGCTCTTACGCTAACTTTTTAGGAGCAAGTGCTGGTTATGAAAACAGTGGAAATAATGTTAATTTTCAAGGAACTGGTTCGGGTGATGCAAACACGGGTTCTGATGTTATAGGTATTGGACAAAGTTCAGCAAGTGGAAATACGGCAAATCACGTCAATGTTTTTGGCGCAGGAGCAGGAGCAAATAATACTTTTAAAAACGTTAATATATTTGGATTTCAAGCGTTAGCAGATGCAGATAATCAGAACGTATTCTCAAAATGGGTATCAGGAGTAACTAAATATTTAGGTCGTTTATCTTTTAATAACATTACAGCAGACCGTAAATGGGAGTTACCCGATGCAAGTGGAACGGTAGCTTTAACATCTGATATTCCTTCACCTATAACAATAGATGCTACACCAACAGATGGTAGTACAAATGCTGTAAGTAGTAATGGTGTGTTTGATGCTTTGGAAACCAAACTCACAAAATGGCAATCAGCAGTTGATGGCACGTCTGTAATTAATACATTAACTATAACGCCTACTTATTCACAATTAATTCCAGCTAATACAATGGTTACGGGTGATGTTATAAGTGTCGATTATAGAGCAACTTCGCCAGGTGCAAAAACATCGATTACAAATCATTATTTATATGTAAATACATCTAACTCATTATCAGGCGCTACTCAATTAGCTTTATCTGCAACAGGAGCAACAAGTAGAACTTGCCCATTAAGTAGAAAATTAAGCGTAAAAGTAGCGACAACAAAAGTAATCAATGCAACAACGAGTGCGCAGAATGATTTAGCCCTTTCAGCCGCAATGACAACAGCAACTATCGATTGGACGGTTGACCAATATTTAATATTCGCAATAGGTCATACAGTAGCAGACCAAACAATGTTCGGTGACTTTTACTTAATTTCAAAATAATATGGAAACTACAAAAGAATATTTAGAAAACGGCTATTTAATTCATAACGATAAACAAATAAGCGTTGAAATTGATGGTCAAGTTATTTTAATGAAAGTTGAAAATATGGATGAATTTATAAAAACTTTAAAATAATGAGAAACTCTTTTCACTTCATAGTGGGAATGTTAATCGCATTTCTATTATCATTGACTTTCGACGGTCTTTTCTTTTGGGAGCAATTTATTATAGTAGTTGTTGTAACGTGGTTTTTCGGTGCTTCTTGGGAAATAGCAAGGGAAATGCTTAAAAAGTCTTACTTCGATTGGAACGATGTTTACCGAACAATTATAGGAGGAATAGTTACAATATTAATTTTAGCAATATGAAAGCAATAATCTTATTTTTATTTTTAGCAACTACCACGCCTGAGGTGATTGGATTTAACGGTGTGCATTTTAAACAAGGCGGTCAAAACTACGTTAATTTAGGATGGTCAACGTCTTTAAACAATACGCAACCTTATTATAACACAATCAAACAAAACGGTGTGGTGATTGCTGATGGATATTTTGAGCAGTACAATAGAATTTCTATTCTTGTGGCTAATAATTACACTACTGCAACTTATTCGATTACGCAAACTTATAATGGGGTTACGAGTGCGCCTGTTTATACAACTGTTACAAAATTAAAGAGATGAATTTTTTTATTGAGAATTGGTTGGCATTAATTGGCTTTATTACAACACCTATTGCGTGGGTATTTGGTGGACGAATGAAAGCTAAAAGCGACGCTGTTACTTCAATGCAATCAATGTACGATGGTTTCCTAAGCGATTACAAAGACCGAATGACAGAAGTAATGAATGAACTATCTGAAATACGAAAACACAATAGAGATTTGCAAAACAAATTTAACGACATCCAATTAAGCTACGCAAAGGAAGTTGAAGTTTCAAGTAATTGGGAAAAATTGCATCGTGAACTAGAAGAAAAGTACAATAAACTGCAAAAAGATTATGATTGTCTAAAAGTGAAAGTTACTAAATTGGAGAAAGGATTATGAAACTAAATAAAGAAGGATACGATTTAATAAAGAGTTTTGAGGGTTTGGTATTGAAGCCGTATAAGTGTTCTGCAAATATTAGCACTATAGGATTTGGTAATACATTTTACGAAAACGGTGTGAAAGTTAAAATGAGTGACGCTCCAATAACTAAACAAAGATCAGAAGAATTGTTAAAAGTCAATGCTGATAGGTTTGCGTCAAAAGTTGCTAACTTACTTAAAAAACCCGTTACACAAAATCAATTTAACGCTTTGGTTTCATTTGCTTATAACGTTGGTTCAGGTGCTTTAGCTTCCTCTACTTTACTAAAATTAGTCAATATAAACCCAAATGATGGAAACATAGCAAAAGAGTTTCTTAAATGGAATAAAGGTGGTGGTAAGGTAATTGATGGATTGACCAAAAGAAGAATTAAAGAAAGTGCTTTATATTTTACAAAATGAGAATAATAATATATATCATATGTGGTGCACTTTTAATTTCTTGTGGTTCAAGAAAAGTTACAAAATCTAAAATAGAAGAAAAGAAAGACAGTGTTTCAATTGTTGATGTAAAAACAGAAATAAAAACAAATGAAAATACCGAAATAAATAACAATTCTAAAATAGATAAAACAGAAGATGAATTTATAATAGAACCTATAGACAATTCAAAAGAAATTATTGTAAATGGTAAAACATATAAAAACGTTAAAATAACACATAAAAAAACAAAAGACAATAGTTTACATACAAATCAAAAGAAAGTTGTTAAAAACGCTTTAAAACAACAAATAAAGCATAATAAACAAACTGTTACAAGTTCTAAAGTGTCTAATGAAAAAAAAATAGATAAAAAGGAAAGTTTAACTAATTATTTATATTATATAATTATATTTATAATATTATATCTTATTTACAGATATAGAAGTTATGTTTTTAGGTTTATTAACATATAACTATAATAACTTTATTTACCTAACTATTTACTATGTCAAAAAAAAAGTGTTTATTTGCTAAATAATTTTAGTATATCTTTAAAAACAAAAAATTAAAATAATAAAAATATCCAAAAATTTAAATAAATATTTAGAAAAAAGCAAAGTGGTTTTGGGTAAGGTCTTTTTAATAAAAAAAAATAATGGCTAAAGTTGCAAAAAAACCTTTAAGGAAAAATTTAGTAAAAGAATTAGATACTATTTTTAGTCAATTTATAAGACTAAGATTTGCAGTAAATGAAATAGCTGAATGTGTTACTTGTGGTAAAAAAGACCATTGGAAGAAATTACAGAACGGACATTTTATGTCAAGAAGTAATTACTCAACAAGATGGAATGAATATAATTGTCAAGTTCAATGTGTAGGATGTAATGTTTATAGAAGTGGGGAACAATATAAATATAGTCAATATCTTGGTAATAACTTATCTGAAGAATTATGTATTAAATCCAAACAAATAGTTAAATTTGCTGATGTAGAATTGATTGATATGATTGATTATTATAAAGAGAAAGTAAATATGTTTCAAAAATTTTCATAATGTTTTAAGTTTTTTTGTTTTGTTTAAGAAAGGCTACTGTAAAAGGTAGCTTTTTTTATTTGTTAAAATTTTGTTAAAGTTTTTAATAATAGTTTTTTATCTAAAAAAGAGTTATATATTTGTACTCAGATAACAACAAATAAAAATAACAATGGAAGACTTATTAGACTTTAACAGATTTAGAATGGAAGCAATGCAAAGTAAAATTTGCGATTTAGAAAGTAAATTAAATACTTTAGAAACTTACTGCTTTGAATTAGCAGATGAAAATTGTCCAAAAGAATATAAGAGAATTATTAAACAAGAAATTTATAACTTAAAAACAAAATAATGAAAGACTTAAACTTAAATCAAAAACTATCTTTAATTCAAAAAGAATTTAAAGCAAACAAATCAAAATTTAATAGTTTTGGAAAATACAATTTTAGAAGTGCTGAAGATATATTAGAAGCATTAAAGCCTTATAATGAAAAATATGAAGTATCTTTTGTAATTAAAGAAATGATGCTTATATCAGACCCTATTCCAATTATAAAAACAACTGCAACTATTTATGACAATAATGGAATTAATGAAATAGAAGCTACTGCAATTGTAGGAGTAGATTTAAATCAAAAAGGAATGCAAGTTCCACAACAATTTGGTTCTGCAAGTTCATACGCTAAAAAATATGCATTAGGTAATTTACTTTTAATTGATGATACACAAGATGCTGATGCATCAAATAAGCACGATAAAGAAGTTAAAACAGAAACAACAGATGATTTAAAATGGTTAAATAAAAACACGCCTGAATTTAACAAAGCAATTGAATATTTAAAAAATGGTGGTAATATTGCAACTATTGAAAATAAATATAAATTAGCAAAAGCAGTTAAAGACGAATTATTAAAAGTTAAATAACGTTTTGCAACTACACGTATGTTGCGTGAAAATAAATCCTAGTCTTTCGGTTGAACACGGAATTGAAAGACAAAAACTGAACATTGAATTAAACCTAATCTAGCAATAGCGTGTAATTGCTGTTATAACTCGTTTTTATTATGAAATTATTTATTTTTAGTCACGGTGATGACAGTGTAGGATTAAGTCCTCAAGAATTTGAAATACAATGTCCTTTTGAAAAGGATGAAGTAGAAGACAATGTTTTAGCTTGGTTTGCTGAAATACAATTAAAAGCATATAGGGAATGTCTTGATATTTATGTAAAAGCAGTTTATGATTTTCAACTAAAAGAAATGTACTAATGAAACTTAAAAAATATCAAATAAATTATATTAGTCAAGGCAATATAGTTTCTGAAATGGTTGAAGCTGTTTCAAGAAAAGCAGCAAGAAAATATATGGAAGAAATAGGATTTAAACACATAAACACTAAAGAATATAAAAACTGCAAACACGAAAATATTGATTTGCAAGACGGATTGGCCGAATGTTTAGATTGTGGAACACGTAATTATTAAAATATGAAAGGATTAAATTATTTAGTATTGATATTTATGGGTTTTATTTTATTGGTATACATATTTCTTATAATTAGAGGAATATATTTTATATGTATTGGCCGATTAAAACTCAATAAGAAAATGTTAACTTGGAAAGGTATTGTTTCCTGTTGGCCAAAATGAGTTATAACGGACGGCAGGTTGTTGCAGTTGCAAAAATTAAAAACTAACAAAAACAAATTAAGATGGATATAGCGGAAATTGAAAAATTGAACTTACTTATATTAAGAACCGATATGAGTAGAAATCAAAAAGTAAAATGGCTCACAGAATTTATAGACAAGCGGGAATTGCAATTGCTACAAACTGATGTTGTAGGGCGAAGCGAACAGTTAGTTTTATTTGCTGAATGGCTACAATATAACGGTAAATACCAATTGCCAGAAAGTCAAGCCAAAACATTCTTAGAGCAACAATAAAACTAATTGCCTACAACTACTGTATAGACGCTGTAGATTTATAAAACAAAAAAAGTATTATCTATTGCGTTTATACTAAGTTATAAATATTATATTTGAAAAAAAAACTGAATAGCTGACAACAGTAAAAAAAGGTAAGCAAATTTAAATAAATAAATATTATGAGTGCAATTATCAATGTGAGCCTTCGAGTTGACAAATTACCAAAAGAAAAATTTGTAAGTGGAAAAGATGGTGCTGTATACTATAATTTCACAATTGGAATTAATGATGATGTTAATCAATTTGGGCAAAACGTTTCTTTAACAGATAGCCAAACACAAGATGAGCGTGAAGCTAAAAAACCTAAAAGTTATTTAGGAAACGGAACAGTAGTTTGGACAGATGGAAATATCAAAACTGCTCCAAAGAAAGACAAAGCAACGACTGCTGAAGTTGTTGATAACTTACCGTTTTAAATTAAATTTATAGTGCTTATCGCTATCGTGGTTTTACGGTAGTATCAGGAATAAGTTAAATGTGAGTTCGTCAAGCTATAATTTTTTAAACAAACAATTATGAAAACAGTTAATAGCATTAGCGGTGGTAAAACATCATCTTATTTAGCCAAACATTATCCAGCAGATTATAATTTATTTTCATTAGTTCGTATTGATGATAAAGATAATTTATGGATGAAAGGAAAAGATGAAAAGACAAGACAAATAGTTTCAGATAAGTTAGGAATTGAATTTATAGGTACTGCTGAAATGGATGAAATTATTTATACCATTTTAGATTTAGAACAATTTATAGGTTCAGAAATAACTTGGGTAACAGGAAAATCATTTGAAGAAATTATAAAACAAAATTATGGTTATCTTCCTAATAAAATGACAAGATATTGTACTGTAGAAATGAAACTAAAACCTATTTTTAATTGGTTACAACAAAATACTGAATTGCCAGTAGAAATGAGAATAGGATTTAGACCAAATGAAATATCACGTGCAGAAACAGTTTTAAAACGTGCTGATGAAAATGGAATTGAATTTTTTAATACAATAATTGGTAAAAGAAAATCCCAAAATAAATGGGGTTTAGTTCCATATAGAAAAGTAACTTTTCCTTTAATTGAAAATAATATTCAAAAAGATATAATTTATAATTATTGGAATGATAAAAGCGTTAGATTTGCATACAGAAATAATTGCGTAGGATGTGTTAATAGACAACCTTTAATGATTTCACATATGGCAAGTAAAGACATAGACAAGGTTAAATGGTTTGACAAACAAGAACAAATAACAGGAAACAGATTTTTATCAGATGTTTCATTTAAACAAATTCTAAAATTTGGTACACAATCAAGTTTTTTTGATGATGATTTTAATGAATGTGATAGCGGATTTTGTGGAATATAATAAACAAACAAAACAAAATGACACAAGAACAAAAAGACACAAAAAGATTAACAATGGAATTTATGGTGGATGAAGCTACTATAAACCCATTAGAAAAAGTAGAACATCCTAAACCAGCAATTTCATTTGGTGTTAAAAGTTACGAAAGTAAAGACGGAGAAATAGTGTTTCCTGTACCAATTGGAACTTATGGAAACTTTAGTTTTGTCCAAGCACCACCAAAAAGTAAAAAGACATTTTTTGTATCATTATTATCTGCTATTTATCTTGCTGGAGATTTACAACAGTTTTGCGGTAATTTAAAAGCAAATAGGGACAATAAACATTTAATACACTTCGATACTGAACAAGGTGTATTCCACGCTCAAATGGTGTTTAAAAGACCTTTAGAGATGGCAGGATTAAAGAATATAGATAAATACCATACATTAGGTTTAAGACAATATAGCTTTAATGACAGAATAGAAATTATAGAACACTATCTTTATGATAGATTAGATGGCAAAGATATTGGTTTAGTAATTATTGATGGTATTGCAGATTTATGTAGTGATGTAAATAACATTGAAGAAAGTAATAATGTAGTTCAGAAGCTTATGAAATGGACAAAAGAATTAGATTGCCATATTGTAACGGTAATTCACTCTAATTTTGGAACTGATAAACCAACAGGACATTTAGGTTCGTTCTTAGAAAAGAAAACAGAAACACAAATACAATTGGAGTTAAATACAGTAAATAAAGGATTGGTAAAAGTAAGTTGTAAACGTTCAAGAAATGCACCATTTGAAGACTTTAGTTTTAAAGTAAATAATTTTGGTTTGCCACAAGTAGAAGGCGCATTTTATGACCCATTAAAAGATATATTCTAATTATGACACCAAAAGAAAAACTTAAATCAATAGAAAGAAAAATGAAACTAATTCAAAAAAATAATCCTGAATTAGATTTAAAAATAATTTCAAGTAAATTTTTTGATATTGAAAGATATTATAAATTAAGACAAGAACACTTTTTTTTAGATTTTGAAATTAATCATTGTATAACTTGTGGTAAAAAAATATAATTATGAAAAGCACAATGAAACACCACTTAGAACAATTACAAAAATCTGCAACGAGAATGTTAGTATTAAATTCAGATAATAGTATGTTAATAAGTTATTTCAAAGATTTGAATAAAAAATTAGTATATTTATATGAGTTAAATGAAATGGAAAATGAAGCTAATTGGACTGAAATACAAAAAGCTTTTAATTCATTACTGAAATTAGATGCAGAATTAACCGAAGTAGATATAAAGATTAAAATCAAAGATACACCTGAAACAAATACAGGTAAAATAACAATAAAAATGTATTAATATGAAATCATCTGATAATAAATGGTTAGAACAGGTTGCACAACATCACAAAGAATGGGTGAAAATAGCTAACCTTTATAAAGTAGATGATTATGCTGAAGATATAGTTCAGGAAGTTTATATAGCTTTATGGAAATATGCTGATGCTGAAAAGATAATTGATGCTA